TTTCTCTGCTGTTCTTCTGATTGTGTAGCTGACAGAATTGAAGTGACGCTAGGTAGAGGTTTAGGAACACCACCGCAAACGTAGTGCCTAAGGCCATTAATAGTTACTCTTGTATCACTCACAGGGATGCTCAGAAAGGATTAGCTAGGTCGTCGTTGCCTACTGAACTGTTGTCGTCGTCCAGAAAAAATTCCTGCATTTGGTAGAGATACTGCTTGTTTCTGTTCTCTAGCTCACCTAGCAGACAGAGTCCTGCGGAGAAAGACTCAGCAACTATTTCTCCTGCAGTATCTGCGTCTCTACCTTTACCGTTTTGATCAATGCACTCAGTTAGTAGCTGATCGCTTAAAAGAAGTGCAGCAATTTTGTCGAGTTTGCTGCTTTGCTCGATTTGTATGTCGATGAGTTTAGATAAAAGCTCTTTGATATCACTAGCCACTACATACAGCCTGAGGTCGCTGCCAGTTTAGTGCAAAATCTATTTCTGTGTTCTTTTTGTGCGTTGAGTCAGTGGAGAATACAAACCACGCTGATGTCACTGAGTCTTTTGCTTGTTTGTTATCAGCACGGAACGCAGGACGTGGCGAAAGAACAATCAAATTTCTTAGGGAATGAGACTTTAGTAACACCTCTCGCGAGCGCGTGGGCTCAAGAAAGCTGATGCGATCCAGTAAACAGAAGCCTTTTTCGGGCATACTCATGGCTGCATCCATTACCCACTCTGCTTTTTTACCTAGCCCTTGTGTCACACAAATCATCCAGTCGATTCTAGGTAGTGCTTTCCAGCTATCGCTATCTGCCAAATCGTCTAATGTGCAGGAGTAAACTTCGCAACCTTCTCTGCTTACCTGCTTTTCTAGTAGCTGCTCCTGGTCGTTGATCACCAGCACTCGGCCAAGGACAATGTTCTTGGCAGCTAGAGGAGAGAAAACTAATTCAGGGATCTTGTAAAACATGAACGAAAACGAAATACTCGGAAGAATTCAAGGGTACTTAACAATGGAGCAGGAATTCCATCACCGTAGGGTGTTAGACAGCTGTAAGAGTCTCGACAAGAAGGAGTTGACGGAGATACTTGGAATTGTACATACGAACTACCTAGTTAAAACTGAGATGTTTAAAAAGCTCGTGGCTTACTGCATCTCCCGTGGTTATGACCTGCCTCCCATGTCGTCGCTCTTCGAAAAACGGGAGACATGAAAAAAGGCTCAGTCTTCACCGGGAGCTGAGCCTTAGTTCATCCTCTACTTTTTACAGCGCCTCCCTTAGAGGAAGGGTGCAAATTACGGCTTTGTTCAGACCGCTGGCGCTTGCGAATCATACATCCAAACCAGCAGCTTTGATCGCTGCTTTCTGTTCTTCCGTAAGTTCTTTAGGTTTCTCGACCTTAGCTTCAGGCACTGGGTTCAGTGCTTTACCAGCTACACCAGCTCCAGCAGGCAAGGAAGACAGACCGCCCATCTGCATTCCATCTACGCGCTTGGGGTTTGCTTCGATGAAAGCTTCCTTAAGCGCAGCGATGTCTGCTCCAATAGGAAGCTCAATGAGATTGCTGCCGGAGATATTACTCTTAAGTGCAGCTCCCACCAAGTTTCCACCATCGCCTTCGAGCCACTTCTCAATGTCTTTGACAAGTTGCTCTTCTTCTTTACCTGAGACAGGGCGATCTTTAAACTCCAACACGTTGTAGTTGATCTTACCTTTGTCTTCACCTGTGGTGGGATCAGTCTCGTTAAAGCTCTTTTGCAAGAACCTAGTAGAAGTAACTACTTCCGCGACGTTGATCCTGTTGTTGTAGAGCGTGTGGAAATAAGAGATAAAGTTCTTCTGAGAAGATTTACCACTAATGATGCTAGTAGATACACAACGCTTAGGGAGCAAGCGATGGGTAGGGCTAACACCAATGTAAGCAATACGAATGAACTCCTCGTGAGAACGCATGCCCAGGTTCCCGAAGAACGGAGTAAACCCAAGAAGGATGAACTCAATCGGGATACCATTATCGTTCGAGTCGATGATGGCCTGGTCAGGATCGTTATCGGATTTCCAACGACGAGCCTGAAGATCGACTCGTAAGGTGTGGGGCGGTACTTGACAAAGGATTTCGTCAGCGTCGAATTTTCCAGCGATGTACGGCATGAGTTGGTTGTAGGAAGGTAAAAGAAAGGATCGGGATCAGAACTTAAAGTCAACAGTTCCGAGAGCAGCGGCAGCTACTTTTCCCTTGTCAGGGTCAGCAGCTTTCTTAGGGGTTGGCTTCGAGCCACGTGGCAGATAAAGCACTTTATCCACTGAATAGTTAAGGAATTGCTTGTCCTCCTTTGAGGAACAGGAGACCTTTCCTACTGCGACAGTCGGGGTTCCAGGGGGCAACTCCGAGAGTTGTTTGCTTTTTTCACCCCAGGCTGTCAGTTTGAACCACTGAGTTTCTTGGTCCTCATCCTGCCAAGCGATCGAGCGATTAGTGACAGTGTTGTCTCCAAGCTGGACTTCATCAGCTTTCGGACCCAAACCACCCGTGGCCATAAACATGTTCATAGCAAGGATGTCGTCGAAGGTTTCTCTAGTGACAACCATCATGGGTTTCATTTTGAGACCTTCACCATCTGCAATGGGTTTGGTTGGCCCGATAGCAAGGATGTGGTCGCCCTCCTGAAATTTTTTCAGCTGGTTAGCTACGTAGCTACCCGGTTTGTCCAGGAGTTGGACTTTTGTGGGGATTTTTTTGTCGCTTGAAGGAAGCGCTTCAGTAATAAGATCGACTAGACCTTCCTGCTCTTGGGCAGTGTCTGTGACCCTAAGGCCCAGCATGAAGATGTTCATTGAGATTTCGGTAGACGGTAGATCGGTGTACGTTTAGTGCCTTGGCAATCTGCGAGACAGAAGCGCCTTGGCTATGGAAAGCTAACAGCATTCTCTTGTCCCCGCCAGTCAATTTCGATGCTTTGTCTGTCTTATATGAGAAGTGGTATGGGTTAACACATTCTTTATTATTGCACTCAGTCTTGACAACACTGTCCTTTCTGATATCCATGTAATCGAGTATGAGGTTCCTAAGGTACAAGCGAGAACCAAACGCATACAGCACTGGAGAGCTGTTTGTGTAAGACCCTTCCCACTCGTAACAAACTGAGTGACTGAAGTTACTGTATGCGAGGTCGCAAAAAAGCTTGCTGACTGGATCTTCCACACTTTTATGTTTGTAATCCAGTGTGAAACGCTCCAGCCCAAGTGCGCGACTGATGTCTAGAGCCTGAGCTTGAGCGTGGTTGCTGTCGTTAGCTACAACACCGATCGATCTAGTCTTCTTGTTTCTAAATCCGATCAGTGTGTAATTCTCATTCAACTTCGATTCCGTTCAGGCTCGCTGCTGCTTTCCAGCCAAGACCAAGCTTCTCTTCAGCAAGCATGGATTTGATCATATCTTCTGTGTAGCCCCAAGTACGAGCACGGTTAAGTGCTTCAAGGCCGATAATACCGGGAGTGCCTTTCTCGCCAATAAATGACGACAGTAGAATAGATGAGCCGACTGTCATGACTAATTCAAGAGCTTCGGATTAATCTAACTAGGAGTTAGTTAACGTCAACTCGATGTTTATGTTTAGCAGACGCAGGTCTGCTATTCCAAAACATTGCAGCGAAGACTGTGACCCACATGGTTACTATTGCCGCTAAAAATATTGTCATCGATTGCGAGCGCGTTCTCCAAGTGACATACCAGCACTGACTGCTCTCTGGCGTGCTTCCTCGAATGAGATTCCCTGGTCTCTTGCCATTCGATCGAGTCCAGCTTCACCAATTGACTGACCTGCGTTGTAGTACGTAGGAGCTTGGTTGTACTGGTAGCGGTCTGCGATGCTCTTAGCTGCAGCAGTGGGAGTGGGAGCTGCAGGAGCTGCCGGAGCTGCCGGAGCTGGGGGTTGATAAGCAAAGCTTGCGTCAGCGTTGAGAGATTTCAAAGCTTCAGGTCCGTATTGCATACCCTGCTCCTGAGCAAACTGTCTAATAGCAGTGTCACTCAGACCACGATCGCGCAATCGATTGACTGCGGAAAGACCAATCGCACCTGCAGTGGAACCTCCAGGACCCTCAGGACCACGAGCAGAATCAGTATCAGTATCGATGCCAAGCGTTGTAGCCGCTGTGGGACCAAACTTGATTCCTTCTTGACGTGCCTTCGCGAGAATTTCTTCGTTACCACCGAACCTATCGCCGTAGTAGCCCATATACTCACCGATGCCGCGAGCACCAATGGTGTCCGCTTCACCAGCTTGCTCTCCGATAAACGATCGCAGAGTTCTTTCTAAAAATTTGTCCGCTTTCTTAGGAGGTGTTACTCCAGGAGTAGGACCGGGACCAGGGCCGGGGCCAGGACCAGGACCAGGATCAACTGGGGTAGTGTTGACGGGAGGAAGTGGTGTGCCCAGATACTCAGTAGTGGTTTCTTTATAAGGATTGCTTCCACCTACCTGTGCACCAGGGAAGTTAGCTCCGTAACCCATTACGGTATCCTCTCTGACATATCGAGGATATAGAGCAGAGAAGTACTCATCTGTCCCCGTGGAAGTTACAGCATTACCTGTTCGTCCCGACTGAAAAGGACCAGGATCTACCGTTTCTAGTCCTAATTTTGTATTTGAGCCTTCTTCAGCAGCCACCTGACCAGCAGGTGTGGTTGTAGTCGATGCAGCTTGTGGAGTAGCACCACTTGTAGCAGCTTTTACGTCTTGATAACGATCGCCAGCAAAACGATCGATGTCTTGACGAATCTGCTCGTCAGTAGCACCCTCTAATCTGGATGCATTTTCTTGCTCTCTCTGACTGTTCAGTTGATCCGCAATCGTGCTCAGATTGCTGCTGCCAGGTGATGGAGCACTACTAGCTGGACTAGAAGCTACCTGATTAAATGCATTTGAATCAATTGATTCCCGATCTTCTCCTGCCAGCAGTTCCTGCAGAGTTCTAGGAGATCTAGGCCGAGTAGCGCTGGAGGAAGTCATTCCCTAAGTGTCGCCTTTGTTCTCCACTTTAACAGTCTTAATCTGTCCTGACGAAAAACCTTTGCAGGTTGAATCCTGGTCCCACACATCCTTTTAGTACACGCATAACTCTCTTAGCCTCGTCGTGACACCCAAAAGGTTTAGCTTGTTCCTTACCTTGACAATACGCTACTAAGCGTTTCTTTTCATGATTTAACGCATCTGATACGTAGTCTTCGTATCTGGTTATTACCCAGACTTCTTGGAAGCGAAGGAGGGGCATTGACTCTACTTCTTCGCTCGTGTATAAGGTCCCAACATAGGATTTCCTGCTTTTTTGTGTTGTTTTCTTCTTTTTATGTTTAGGAGAGGTAACAGTTGCAGCAGGTTTTTTAGGCGCCGTGGGTTGTTTCTTGACTGAAGGTGACGCAGGTAGTGTTTGTTTAGTGCTATCCCCTAACTCCTTTTTGAGTCTTCTGGCGGCGTTGGCAGCTACCAGAGCTTTAGGGAACGACTCTGATGTAAAAGCAATTCCCTGATCAATCCTGCAGCAACCTACAAAACCAAGCTCTGTTTTAGCGGTAAAGATCTCTTTTTCAAAGGGGATATTGGTGATTTCCACGTGTGGTTTTATGCTGCCATGAGTATACAGATTATTTTGCTTCTGCCCAGTTGTCTCCTGTAGCAGCGTCAGCCAATACTGGAACTTCTTTCAAGATTTTTTCGCCACCTCGTTTCATGCAGTCTTCCAGAATTGCTCTGTAGTGATCAACTTTGTCTTCTTTAGCCTCGATTACAATTTCATCATGAACACAGGCAATAAGCCTGCACTCATCGTTTAAGTGCTCGACAAGGTAAGACAAAGCAATTTTTAGAATGTCAGCTCCAGCTCCTTGAATGATGTTGTTACAGGCAACCATCATCGAGGCGTCGTCGTAACTCAGCAATCTCCTTCTTCCTGTAGCTGTTCTGCTATATGTCCAGCCATCGGAGACTAAATCAGCCATGTTCTTATGCCAGCTCTTTAACGCTGGATAAGCCCTATGGAAAGCTGCGTGTTCCAGTTTAGCTTCCGAGTAGGAGAGAACTGTACCGCTCTGTGCACTGTATGTTCTATATTTTTTATAACCCATTCCGTATAACAAGGCAAAGTTCATAGTTTTCCCACTCTGTCTCTGTTCTTTTGTGACTTCATTGAAGTCGCATTGGTAAATCAGACTTGCAGTAACCGTGTGTAAGTCTTTCCCGTCAAGGAATGCGTTCAGCATTTGCGGGATAGGAATGAGTTCTGCACCTAGACGCAGTTCGATTTGGCTGAAATCACAGACGACAAGTTTGAATCCAGGCGTGGCAACGAAGCACTCTCTGAATGCTTTCTCTCGTGGAACCTGCTGACAGTTTATTGCAAATTCACTTTTGACTTTTGAGGCAGCGACTCGTTTACTGCCTGAACTAGTGAAACGCCCGCTATTACTCCCGTACTGACGATAGCCAGAATGTATACGTCCACTGAGAGGATGAATGTTATCAAGAAGCTTTTGAACGTGCCCAAGCTTCGTTTCGACTTTCGTTCTTTTTCTGTAGAGGAGGAGTGTTTCATCTTGACTATTAAATTCTGCTAGCTCTACCTGAGACAGCGTTGGTTTTCCAGATGTAATACTTCGAGGCGTCTCAATTCCGATTGCGTCGAAGCACTTGAGGACTTGGGCACCGGATCCAGGGTTAAACCCTTTTCGCGCATTCTTTGAGACTGAAATAGCTCCAGATATGTCTCGCGAGAGTTTGGATTCATCTGGCAACCTGCGATCAAGGTCTTCACAAAATAGTGTAGTGAGTTCGTCAAGTTCCTGTTTGATCCTAGCTTCTAATGCTTTCAGCTTAGTGACATCTACATTAAAGCCTGTATATGACATCTTAGCGACAGTGCTGATGATTTTACTCTCCAAACCAAAGACGGGGAGAAGGTTCTCTTCTGTAAGTTCGGCGAGCTGAAGCGATGCAATCTGTGGAAGAATTGCTACGTCACCAGCTGCGTATTCCACCTGTTCAGTGTCGAGTTCTTCCTTCGACCAGTCACTTACCTGCTGACTTTTATCTAACTCAAGGTCAAGTCGTCTTTCTGCTACTGCCTTGAGGCTGTTGGATATGTCTGCAAAATAAGCCTTCTGGATTTTGGGGCTGAATTTCTTTTCTTTAAATCCGGCTCGAAGGCATCTTTCTGCGATCATCGTGCAGAAGATCTTGCCTTTGTAGTCCAGTCCCATATCCAGCAGGAACTGCAAATCAAAGTAGAGGTTGTGCCCAATCAACATTTCCCTGCTCTCGATGAGGGCGAGCAGTTTGCTGGTTACATCCTTGGAAATTTTGAACAAGTCGAAAACATAGACGACACGACTCTCAGCCTTTGGGGATGAGTCGCATAGCTGTACGAGGCGTGGGTGAGCGATCCTTGCATCCAGACCCGTTGTCTCCAGGTCAAGGCAAAGCTTAGAAAAGCTCTCTAGTTCTGTAAGTGCTGCAAGAGCTGCATCGTCAGTGACGATGTAAGAGACAGTGTGATCCATGTGATGCTAATCAGAGCTGGACAAAAAAAAGGAGGCCCCCTCTAACGAAGCCTCCCGAAGCATACCCAAGATTTAGTCTACCGCTGTTTCCAGAAACCACTGATGTAATCGTCACTGTCGTTCCAGTTACGCATCAGAGTCATACCTCCTTTGCTAAGCGCGATTGTATACACATTGCGATGGAGATGGCCTGCGTTATTGTTCTTCTTCTTATCTAGAGCACCGTATGTTTTCTCGCTCTTGATGTTCACCAGACCAACAGTGGCCAGGTACTTAAGACCGTCACGCAGTGCGGTGTAGATCGGGGCGTGGTGGTATTGGCACTGCCCTTTTTTCTGAGGCTTCATGAGAGCAACGAACCCGTGGCGAGTCTTCTCAAAACCTCTGAACAAACGAGGAGAGTCGTCGGGTGAGTTGTTACTGAACTTCTCCATATGGTTTACAACGTCTTCTGCAATCTCGCGGAGTGTGCGACGGTGTCCATCCTCCAGGGAGTTGAGGATCATTGCAGCACCAACGTTCTTCAAAGAGTTCTTGCTCAGAATCTCTTCCATTGACTCAAAAGGATCCTGGTCAATGACCTTGATGTGAAGGACAGATTTTTCACCCGTCTTCCTGTAACTACGTTTCTTAGCCGGGTTGAACTTGCGCCCACCTTCCATTGCCAGCTTGGCTGCCAGCGTGGCTAGACGGGTGTCCTTGTCCTCGACTGCCTGGGCAAAGAGTGCTTTCGAGTCGAGTCCTCGAATATGTTTCTTGAGATCAACCGTGATTGAGATCTCCTCTGTCGTGTGAGACAGAAGAGTTTTCACTTCTTGCTTGTCTAGGTCGAGACTACCTAGCTTGTAATGAATTTGCATTTGAATGGAAGAGCTGCACCTTTATAGGGAAACCAATTCATTGATGCAACAGAGCAGCTCTAACAATCAAATATTTTCCAAGTGCGTGAATGTAGATAGAGCGCATTGTTTATCCTAGACTGCATCTCGTGCGCTATTGAAGTGCAGTCAGACTTCATAAATTTAAGATTCTTCTTTGCTTCCACTACGTCGCTACAACCAATCGTGTCTTCCAAAGCCACGCTGAGGGGTAGAGCTACTTCTCTAGCGTTTCCTTTGTCTGTCGTGTAAATGAGAATATTAAAAGTGTGAAGATGTGGGAAGTAAGAGAGCTTCGCGTCTTTGGCTTCGAAGACAGCGACGTTTGGATGTCGGTCGGGATCAAACAGCTCAGCAATGATGATGTCAGAAATCCATTCAAGGAGGGTCATCGGAACTTCCTGAAGTGTTTTGTATTTAGCTGCAATCGTTAGCACGTCTTTTAGTGCTTCAGCCGTGGGGGCAGTCATTTACAGAAGAACGTCTTGGAATAGATCAGACGACTCGGCATCGTTGTGGACATCGACTTCGCGAATATCGTCTGCAAACAATCGTAGGTTGATACTCATATCTCCGATACAAAAACAATTCATTTCCACACCTGACCCCTGCTTCCATTCGTGAAAATCTTGCAGTAGGTCTTCGCTCACATTGTCATGACCATCTGTGATGAGCAGGATGTCAGCGCGTGAGGCGGGATCCAAGTTCTCCATCGCGTAACTCAGTACAGCACTGAATGACGTGCCTCCATCACAAGACCATGAGAGACAGAAGTTGAGCAGCTCCTCTTTGTCTGCTGTGGCCGGATCAAAGGTGAAGTGCTTTTTGATTCGCGTGTCGAAAAGGGCCAGGTGCACAGGACGCTTTTGTTTGATTGCCTCTTCCGCAATGACTAAAGACATTGCCTTGCTCCACAGTTCCGAATCTCCCTGCATTGATCCGGAGATGTCGACGAACATCATGATTGGTCCTTTGTCCAAGTTCTTGACTTGAGCTTCGTAGTCCTTGCAAAGGATGGTCTTCTGGTTGTACTTCATCGCAAAGAGAGCTTTGCCCTCAGGCGTGGCAGCTAGTGCCAGCTCAGTGGGGAACGCTTGCGATACTGAGTCTGAAAACTTGACACCAACGATGTCGGAATAGTCAGCCTTACCTTTCCTTGCTCGCTTGCGTTGGTTCCAGGTGCGACGGAGGGCACCAAGTCGATTGGCAAGAGCTAAAAGCTTCTTGTTGTTGCGTAAACGATTAGCGAGCTGCTGCTTTGCTTCAACGCTTTGGCGGTTGTGGTCGCCTGCTTGATCGCCAGCTAGCTGACTCATCGCCTTGTTGATTTGTTGAGCTTCATCTGCAGCTTTGTCGACAGCCTCCTGAATCTCAGGACGCATCTGCTCCCTCATCTTATTGTGATACTCCTCGATATTTTTTCCTAGTTGTTTACCCTTCTCTCTGACTTCTTTCGCTTTCTGGAAGTCTCCTTGCTTTTTCGCCTCCACGAACTGTCTACGCAATTCGTTCAGTTCATCTACTGCTTCTCCCAACGCTGTGGGATCTAGCTCTCTGTTGTTGATCGATTGATCGATCACTTCAGAAAGTTTGTTGAGAATGCTGATTGCGTTGTTGCCGGAGTTGAACTGGTTGCCGTAGCAAATGGGTCCAACCATCCCCCAGCCAGGAGAGTTCATCACGTCCTGCAAGAGACCAATCCAGAAGGCATTCTCTGGTTTGTAATTAGCAGGAGCTTCAAGTTCTTCTCCGTTTTGAGTAGCTCGAAAGTAATCTTCAGCATCTTGCAGTGAGATAACTGGGCTGAGATTTTCTGCTTGGTACAAAGCTTCGAACAACTCCTTTCCAAACCGACTGAGCTTGCGGATGTCGTAGTGAGAAGTCAGGTACTTAACGCGAGGAGCTGAATCCCTTACGTAGTCTGACCAAAGAAAGTCAGTCAGAGCAGAGACTTTGAGCACCATTGGCTCGTTGTCACTGAGGTGAATGAACTCAGATTTAAAAGAATTAGTCATGTCAATTAGTTGTGAAACGAGTCAGTGATTTGGCAATGGTCTTCATGTCGCTGTCGTTCTGAGTGTGCTGCTTCATCATTTTGAGTCGCACTTCTTCAGTGATTTTCAGTTCGTCATCGTCCATTGCTTCAGTAAGACGTTTTTGAATGGTTGTCAGATCACTCAGACACTTGCTCATGTTGCGAGCCACGTCCATGTGCATTTTCGTATCGCTGATCGTCCTGGCTTTAGCGTCCCAGCTATAGAACTCATGCATGATGCTGTTTGCAGCATGCTGATTCTCTTTAACGAAACGACTGCCAGTGACAATGGCTGCATCCAACTGCTCACGAATAATCTCTTTGTCCTCGTCGCTTTGGTAAAGGATGTGAGGAAGAGTCTCCAGCAAGATATGGGGATGCAGTTCACTCTCCCCTTTGACAACTGCATAGCCACGCAGGAACTGAATGATTTGTACGCGACGACGGTCGGAGATGTAGATGCCACTGACTTCAAGTCTCTCCATCACATCGCCAAACAATCCAGCAAACTTTGTTGTCGGTGCGATGGCTGCTGCTTGTTCCTGCAGCTCAACAAGATCTTTCTGAGTTAGCTTTGACACGATCTCTGGGCGTGGCTCAATACCCAGCGACCACATGTCCAACTTCCTTTTGCTGACTGGTTTCTGAAGCAGATCAACTGTAGGTCTGAACAGGAAACGATCCAGAAAAGCTTGAAGACTTTCTTCAGTTGGGAACGAGTTAGTAGCTGCAACGATGCTGTTGATTGGTGTCTTAACAACCTCTTTGCCGTTGTTAAAGGTGCGCTCGTTGAGGATTGTCAGCAGGCTGTTGAGCACAGCAGACGATCCTCTGAACAGCTCATCAAGAAACGCGATGTTTGCTGAAGGTAGGTAACCCTCAGTGTCTCTTGTGTACTCGTCCTTGAGTAGTTTGCTCACAGCCACAGGGCCAAACAATTCTGACGGATCAGTAGTAGGGCTCAACAAGTAGCCAAAGTAATCAGTTCCTTTGAAGCCATTGCTGATTGCTCTGACTAGCTCTGACTTACCTGTGCCAGGAACACCGAACAAGAAAGCATTTTGCTTGGTGATTAACGAAGCAAGAAGTCCGTCGATGATTGTTTCTCGCTCCAGAAACCTGCTGTTGAGCTGAGCGCGGAAGTCCTGGAAGTCTTTGAAGAGTTGGGTGTTCATGAGAATAAACTGAGAAGTCGTTTAATGAGTGAGAAACGGGGGCGACGGTAAGGTCCGTCAATAGTCTTTGCTGCTCGTAACCAGAGGTAAGTGTTAGAAGTCACAGTCTTCTTCTGATTGAGTTTTAATTTCTTCAATAGTCTCAAGCTCCTTGTCCACACTAACATGCTTTGCTGCAATGAACTCCCTTTGTCTTTGAGCTGCCTGGTTAATTGCCTTGACTCTTTGATTACTACAGAGAGTGAAAGTCTCAGCTTGCAAGAGAATTTCTTCTAATTGTTGTTCTGTATCGCAATGTTTCATGCCAGACAAAATGTTTTGATACTCACTGGTGACAGAGAGTGAAGTTTGCAGAGCTTGCATTCCCTCAGTTGACTCAGATCTTCCAATGATTGTTGTTAGCTCTGTTCTCAACTCTTCTCGTAAACGATTGAAGGATGTGAATGCTTCGCTGCGTTCGTGAGCACTCAGTTTGCTGTTCTTCATCCTGCGTCCTTGGTTCAGGATGCTGTGAGTGATTTCTTTTACAAGGTCCAAGCCAGGCACGTGGTCAGCAATAACTGCCAGTTCTTCTGCTGCTACCTCCCATGACCCACGTCGATCGGAGTTGCCACCAGTCTGACGATCGCCCACATTGGTGTTGTTGCGAATGTCTAGGTCGTCAATGAATACTGCAAATCGTTTGAGAGCTTTGTCCTTTGCACTCTTTTGAGCAGCGGTGTACACAGCCTGAGTGTTGCAGGCTGCTTCGTACGCCATCTGCTCCTGAAGGGTGTCACCAGGAGACGAAGCCACATCTAAAGACACGGGGTGAGGACCAACGACATGGATCTCAATTGCTTTAGCGAATGCTTCTTTCTCAGGGAAAACATTCATGTAGGCAGCTTTAACAAGCTCCTGTGATTCAGGGTCAGCAAACAGAGGTTCAATGGTTT